TCACTCTAACTTGCGACACATCCAAACGACACGGCCAATCACCAACTTGCGGAGGTCAGCTGTCCAGGCTGGTTGAGGTGGGTATTGGTCGAAATTATCACTGATCACCAATAGGCCATCATCGACCTTGAATAAACGCTTAATGGCCGCCCCGCCCCATTGATCTCGTATTGCCCAAATATGTCTACGGTTACCGGATGGCCTCCAGTCGTCTCTGTCGATCACGACTGTCGCGCCATCGGGCACGGTTGGGCTCATGCTGTCACCGCAAACCTTTACGCTTACCAAATGTCGTTTATTTCCCAGCTCGGCTCTGCAGGCCAATACCACGGATTGCACATCCTCCCAGACTACTGAACCGAGGCCAGCCGCAATTTTGCCATCAACCAATGGGACAGCCAAATAGTCAGCAGCGGCTATGTCCTGCCCAGTTGCCAGATCATTTTCTAGGACATTGATAACCAGCTGCGGTTCATTGTCGCAAATATGACAAGAGGGATAGCCGACAAGGAGCTCTCGCAGGTCTACGGACGGAAACTTGAGGGCCAATCTATAGAGAAGTTCAGGGCTTGGTGGGCGCTCACCGTTTTCAATTCGGGATAACGTGCTTTGGCCAATGGCAAGTAACTCTGCAAAATCTTTCTGATTATATCCAAAGCTCTCCCTGGCGGCCTTGACGCGGTCGCCAATTTCAGGCGGGAGAGGCAGCATCTTGCTTGGCATATGACAAAACGCAATTTCTCTTGACATTGTTTATGCCAAAAGGCATATTTGGTGTGCAATAGTTTTGCATGGATGGACACACGTATGCTCAGCACCGACGACATTTGGGCGGAACTCAAACGCCGGCGGATCACGGCCAAGGCCATCGCGGCCAATCTCGGTGTGTCCACATCCACGGTCACGCGCACGATCAACGGCGACACCCGGACGCCGAGCCCGAGCATCATTGCCGAGGTGAGCCGCCTGATCGGGGTTGGCCCCGAATTTCTGCGCCCAGGCCGCTCTCCCGAGCAAAAGCCTATCAAGACCTTACCCGCTTGCGCAATGTCTAATCCAAGTTCAGATCGGACAAAAAGCGCGGTTTCGCCTGACACAACCCCCGCAAATTGTGGCCGAAAAGCGGCGCAAGGTCAACAAAAGCCCGCCGAGTTGACAGCCAAGCCCAGCGGGAGGGCCGCCTGATGTCCAACCCGGCCAGCCAAATGGACCTGTTCGGCCCCAGCGTGGACATCGTGCCCAGGCTCAAAGCGGCCATGGTCCACGGCCTGGCCGAGAGCCGGCTCAGCCGGGAGCAGGTCGTCGAGCGCATGAACCGACTGCTGGCCGAGGCCGGCGTCAACGTGGCCATCACCAAGGCCAGCCTGGACAAGTGGGTGAGCCTGAGTAGCCCCGGCCACTTGATCCCGCTACGGCTTTTGCCGGCCTTTTGCCAGGTGGTGGAGACCACCGCGCCGCTGGCGGTTCTGGCCGCGCCCTTGGGGGCTGTGATCGCCGGGCCCAGGGAACAGCGGCTCATGGAACTGGGCCGGGCCCAGCTTTTGGCCAAACAAGCGCGCAAGACACGGCAACGCGCCCTCCTGGAACTGGAGGAAATGCCGTGAGTGTCTTGTTCACCGCCCAGCAATTAGCCAACGTTTTAACCGTTTCAGTAATGACCATCTCTCGACGCGCCAATAACGAATCTTGGCCGTTCAGCAAGCGGCCGGGACGTGGTGGCGGCAAGCTATTTGCCGCGGCTGATTTGCCCGCCGACGTTCGGGCGGCGATCACGGCCCACGAGGCCCAGAATGCGGTGGCGACCAGACCCAGCCCCTCGGCGGGCCAGGCGATCCCGGCCAGGGCCCACGAGATCGGCCTGGCCAAGCTGGAACTGCACGGGGCCTGGCGGGTTCATCGTCTGAGCGCCCAGGCTAAAACCACGGCCGACGCGGCGTTTCTGGCGGCCTACAACAGCGGCCAAAGCCACCCGGCGGTGTTCAAGATTCTGGGCCGGGTGACCAAGCACCAGCTTTATCGCTGGGACCGGGCGCTCAAGGAGGCCGGCGGCGACTACCGGGCGCTGTGCGACCATCGCGGCTGGGCCCAGGCCCAGGGCGCGCAGGGGCGCATCAGCCCGGAAGCCCAGGAAATCCTGACCAAAATCTACTTGCAGCCCCAGCGGCCTTCGGTGGCCCTGGCCTTCCGGGCCATGTGCGCCGTGCTTGCCGAGCGCGGCCTGCCGCTGCCCACCGAGAGCACCACCCGCCGTTTCATCCAGCGCTACAGCCGCGAAAACCACGACCTGGTGGTGCTGATGCGCGAGGGCGAAAAGGCCCTGGCCGACAAGGTGGGGCCCTACATCACCCGCGACGCCGGCCAACTGGCCGTGGGCGACGTGCTGGTGGCCGACGGTCATCGCCTGAATTTCGACTGCATCCACCCGTTCACCGGCAAGCCGGCCCGCATGTGCCTGATTTTATGGCTGGACTGGGCCTCGCGCATGCCGGTGGGCTGGGAGATCATGCCCGAGGAAAACACCACGGCCATCAGCGCGGCCCTGTTCATGGCCATCAAGAATCTGGGCCAGACGCCCAAGGTGGTTTACCTCGATAATGGCCGGGCCTTTCGGGCCAAGTTTTTCAGCAGCGCCGTGGACGACGAACTGCCCATGCAGACGCGGGGATTGTACCAGCGCCTGGGCATCGCCGTGCAATACAGCCGGCCCTACCAGGCGCGGACAAAGATCGTCGAGCGGTTTTTCGGCACGTTCGACGCCCAGTGCGCGCGGCTGTTGCCCAGCTATCGCGGGGCGAACGTGGCCGACAAGCCGGCCTACCTGGCCCGCAACGAGAAGTTTCACCGCGCCCGCCACAACGACGCCGTGCCGACCATCGCCCAGGCCACCGAGATTATCCAGACCTATTTTGGCTGGTATGGCCAACAACCCCACGAGGGCCTGGATGGCCGAACGCCGTTGGAGGTTTTCGCGGCCGGACGCGGGCCGGGCGTGGACATGGACGCCCTGGCCTGGGATTTCCTGTGGCGCAAGGAGGTGCGGCCCAGCCGCTGCCGGGTGCGCCTGGCCAACGTGGAGTACGAGTCCGACGCGCTCTATGGCCTGAACGAGCCGGTCTTGGCCATGTACGCCTGGGCCGACATGAGCCAAATCTGGCTGTTCAACCGACGCGGCCAGGCCCTGGGCCAGGCCCGACCGGTAGCGGCCCTGCATCCGGTGGCCCGCCATCTGGGCGGCGAGATCGATCTGGAGAAGATCCAGCAGGCCAACAAGCGCCAGGCCAAGCTGAAAAAGGACACCATGCGCCTGGCCCGCGAGGCCGGCGTCTCCGACGAGGCCTTGGGCGTGTTCCCCCACGTGGCCCTGGCCCGCGAGATGGTCCCCCTCGGCGATGCGCCGCCGGAGCGGCCCGCGCCCGCGCCGGGGCCGGTGGAGCTGAGCGCCGAGGAGCGCCGGCAGATCGAGGCGGCCCAGCGCCAATTCGAGGCCCGCCGCCGCCTGGCCCCGGCCTATGCCCGGCCCGAGCACGCCACGCCCCTGGACCGCTACGGCTATCTGTTTGATCTGAAAGTCTTCCAACACATCGACCTCGTGGCCGAGGACCAAGAGTTCATGGCCGCCTACGAGGCCAGCGACGAATACAAGATCACCGGCCGGCGTTTTGCCCAACTGCGGCGGCTGGCCCAGGTCGAGGCCGAGACGGCGAGCCTGGCGGCTCGGCGCGGCTAAAGAAAGGAGCGTGGCGTGAAAAAAGGCGTTTTCGTGGAGACCAGCAACGTGACCCGCTTTCGGGCGGCGGTGGCCCAGGCCCGCGACTTTGAACGCGGCCGGCCGGGCATGTTGATGGCCTGGGGCGAGGCCGGGCGCGGCAAGACCATCTGCGCCATGAACGCCTTTGCCGAGGGCGGCGGGGTGTATCTGCGGGCCTGGGAGGGCTGGAGCCAGAGCGCCTTTTTGCAGGCGCTGTGCTTCGAGATCACGGGCCTGCGGCCGCGCGGCTCCAATCGCAGCAAGGTCGCCATCATCCAGGCCCTGGACCCGGAGCCACGGGCCATCTACATCGACGAGGCCGACCGCCTGGCCCTGGGCCGGCTGGAGGATCTGCGCGACATCCACGACGAGACCGGCTGCCCGGTGGTCTTGATCGGCGAGGAGGGTCTGGCGGCCAAGCTCTCGGCCCGCCGGCGCATCGACGACCGCATCCCGGCCGAGTTTCGCATCCGCTTCGAGCCGGTGACCTGCCAGGACATCAGCCTCTACGCCATGGAGGCGGCCGATCTGCGCCTGACGCCCGAGGCCAGCAAGTTCGTCCACGGGCTGACGCGCGGCAATTTCCGCCGCGTGCATAACGCCATGCTCAGCCTGGAACAGATGGCCCGGGCCGCCGAGGTCGACATCATCGACCAGGCCATGGCCCGCCGCCTGGGGGGCAAGTGATGGCCACGCCCGAATCGGACAAGCTGCGCCGGGCGCTCCTGGCCCTGTGTCCGGACGACAAAACGATCGTCTGCCACCAGCAGCTCTACGAGGCCCTGGGCCTGGAGGACGAGCCGGCCAAGGCCCGTCTGCGCAGCCGCATCAAGGACTTGATCCGGCGCGGCGAGCTGCGGCGCATCAAGGGCCGCGACGGTTGCTACACCTACCACCGCGAGGCCATGCCCAAGCGCGCGGGCGAGGGCTTTGGCCGCATGTGGCGGGCCATCCGCGCGGCCAAGCCGGGCTGGACCTGGCAAGACATCGCCCAGATCACCAGGGTGGATTACACCATGGTGCGGCGCTACGCCGTGTGGCTGGCCGATGAGGGCTTCATCGCCCAGGCCGGCCGGCGGGGCAACACCCGCCTGTGGCGCTCCACCGGCCGGGCCCAGGAACAGCGCGTGGCCCCGTTGCCGCCGATCCGGCCCAAGGATCCTTTTGAGGCCGAGCGCGGCGCGGCCTGCCGGCTGGTGCGCCTGATGATGGAGGCCGACCCGAACCAGCCGCATGTCAGAACAAAAATCGTGAAAGAACTTGGCATATTAGCCGGCCGCTTCGCCGAGGCGGCAAAGGAGGATGAAAGCCATGGAGACCATGATCAGCCATAAGATCAGAAGCCACGCCGTGGAGCTGCGGGCCATCGTGGACCGGGTGATGAGCGCCGAGGACGTGGAGCGGGCCATCCGCTCGATCAACGCCATCATCGCCGAAAGCGAGCGGGTGGAGGGCCTGGAGGGCGCGGTGCTCAAGCCGGAGGCCCGCTGATGGCCCGCATGAAGCCCAAGGCCGTGGTCGTCGCCAGCCTGGAGCAGGCCACGGGCGCGCTGGAGGAGCTCTGCGTCATCCGCCGGTCCGTTACGGCCATCACCGACCAGATGAACGCCGACATCGACCAGGCCAAGGCCCAGGCCGCCGGGCTGGCCGAACCGCTGTTGGCCCGGCAAAAGGCGTTGGAAACGGCGCTGATGACCTTTGGCCAGCTCAGCCGGGCCGAGCTTTTCGCCAAGCGCAAAAGCCTGGAGACGCCCTTTGGCGCGATCGGCTTTCGCAAGAGCACCAGGCTGGTGACCCTGGCCAAGGTCAAACTCTCGGACGTGCTGGAAAAGCTCAAGCAATTCGCCTTTGTGGAGGCGGTCAAGGTCAGGGAGTCGGTGGACAAGGAGGCCATGCGCGACTGGCCCGACGAGCGTCTGGAGCTGGTGGGCATGGAGCGCAAGAGCGCCGACGAGTTTTTTATCGAGCTCAAGGCCGAAGACCTTGGGCGGAAAGGATAGGACCATGAACAAGAAGGATTTGATCGCGGCGGTGGCTGGAAAGCTGGGCTATGGGCCCTGCGCGCCGGTGACCGGCCGGGTGGTGGAGGCGGCCTTCGAGGCCATGGCCGAGGCGCTGGGGCGCGGCGAGCAGGTGCGCATCAACGGCTTTGGCGTCTGGCGGGTGCGCGGCCGCAAGGCCCGCGAGGGCCGCAACCCGCGCACGGGCGAAAGCATCCAGATTCCGGCCGCCAGCGGCGTGATCTTCCGGCCGGCCGACGCGCTCAAAGGCCGCGTCAACCACTGACGGCGAAACCGGCTCCACGCGGGCCGGTCGGGCGGAGATGGCTTCCCGCCCCTGACGAGCCAAGCCAAACAGGAAAGGAGCGGACATGAAAAAAGAACAGGCCATGACCATTCTGGGCGCGGGGGTTCAGCGCGCTCTTAAAGAGCTTTACGGCGGGAACGTGACCTTTTCCCTGATTATTTTTTCCTCCGACGGGACGGCCGACCACGTCACCAACGGCAAGGATGACGGCGATGACGTCATCGCCGCCCTGCGGGCAGTGGCCGACGACCTGGAGGCAATAAACTCCATGCCGCCCGTCATCGGCCAGGCGTAGGCGCGTCATGGACCGAAACGCCATGCTGGCCAAGATTCACATTGGCCGCAAAACCATGGGTTGGGACGAGGACGCCTACCGCGATGTGTTGCGCGGCCGCTACGGCGTGGACAGCGCCGCCAAGCTAAAGCCGGCCGATCTGGCCGACATGTGCGCCTATCTGGCCGGCCAGGGCGTGAGCTTCAAACCAGCCGCCAAGGCCAAGGAAAAGGCCCGCTGGTACGCCATCCCCGACCGCACGCCCCACTGCCAGCAGAAGCGCTACATCGCCGCCCTCTGGCGGGCCCTGGGCTGGAAGGCCTCGGGCCTGGACACGCGCTGCAAAAAGCAGTTCGGCGTGGACAAGTTCCTGTGGCTGCACGACCAGGACAAGCTGCAGATCCTGGCCAAGGACTTGCACAACCGCTGCAAAAAACGCGGCATCGACCCCACGCCGTGCTGACCGAACCCGAAAAGCTCCTGGCGGCCATCAACCAGCGTTTCGGCACGGTCCACGCCTTTTGCGCCGCCAACCCCGAGCTCAACCGCACCACGGTCTACGCCGTTTTGCGTGGGCGCTACAAGGGCAACGCCGGCCGCCAACTGGGCCGCATCCGCGCCGCGCTGATGGCCGCGCCGGCCGACGGGGCCGCCGATCTGCCTGGCCTGGTCGAACTGGAGGAAGTCATCCGCGAGGCGGCCTGCGCCCGCTGCCCGGTCACCCGCGCCGGCATCTGCAAGCGCTGCGCGCCGCTGCACCTGCAGCAGGCCCAGGCCGTGCTGGCCTTTCTGGAGCGCCGCCGTGAAAGGTGACGTGCTCGACGAACTCAGCGCGGTCATCGGCGCGGATGCGGCCCTGCGCCTGTGCCGGGCCTTTGGCGGCGTTAGCCACTACATCCCCCAGAACCCGGCCACGCCCAACGCCATGGCCCGCCTGCTGGACGACCAGGCCGCCTGGGCCAAGGTCTGCGCCTACTACGGCGGCGCGGCCATCACCCTGCCCCGGGGCGACAATCTGCTCAAGCGCCGCCGCGTGGACGAACTTTTGCGCGCCGGGGCCGCAAGCCACCGCGTCATCGCCATGCAAACCGGGGCCACCGAACGCTATGTGCGCGCCCGCGCCAAGGCCATGCGCAGGGAGCGGGCGCGGGCCCTGCCGCTGTTTGACAGAACATTACGCTAATTAATATGATTCCATTAGCTCACCCTGAAAACCTTCATCACCTCATCGCCAAGGTGGTTGATCACCTTCACTGCTATGCGGCCGGTTTTGGGCTTCTCAAAAGGTCGGGAAACATCACTATACAATGTCTCCCAAGCTTCCTCGTTGACCTCGGCCTTGAGTGTGGTCTTCAGCGCCTTGTACGGGTCGCCAGCGCCCAGGAAATAGGCGTGACGCACAAAGAAGCTCTCTTCGTTGTAGTCGGTATCGATGAACCAGCAGGCGATGCCATCGGTGTCGTCGCTTTGTACTTCGCCGGTGCTCGGCTTGAACACGTCCACGCCGTTGATCCTCACCTGAACCTGATCGTCATCCACGTCAAGGATGTCGATGTCCGGCTCGCCAAAGATCACAAACAAGTTGCCCTTGCCGGTGTTTTTCAAGTCGGTGGCCATGTGCAGTTCGGCGTTCATGCGGGCCTGGAGCACGGGCAAACGGCCCATCTTGTTGAAATCGGCCGATGGCGCATCATAGTTGAAGGCACAGGCGATAAGCACATCAAAGCCTGCCTCGCCTGCTTCGCGGGCGGCGGCTACCAAGTCCTCTCTGCATACCGTGCCGAATTCCGGGCCGATGAAAATCGCCGCGCGCTTTCCGGTTCCGGCCTCGTCGCCTCCCTCGTAATATCGGCCTTCAGCGCAGATATAATCTCCAGGCCATGGCACGAGGGTGCGGAAGTCGATCTTGTCGTCCTTATGAGACTGCTGCACGCCTGCGGTCTTCAGGTTGGCCAAGATCATCTTGACGAAGTCGGCTTCGTCGGCGCTCTGGTCTTTGATGCTATCCTGCGGGTCTATTAATTCGTCAAATTCATCAACGCCCATAACCCGGTGTGGCGAAACGCTTTCCACGGTGAACGGCCCGGAGACGCGCACTGTTTTTTTGTCTTCGTAAGGCTTGTCATAGAGATACTCAAAGTCAGCTTTGGCGGCGATGGATGCATCAATCTCTTTTTGCCGGGCGATGCGCAGCTCCCACCAGCGCGCGTGCAGATCCTTGGCCTCGGCGGGCCATTTGGCCTCGGCATCGCGGGGAATCTCCCATTCTTCCCACGCCTTGCCGGCCGCCTGGTTCAGCGCCGCGCGCAAGGGCTCCAGTTGTTCCTGGAAACGCTCCCATATCACGTCGATCTCGGCGTTGTTGGCGATGGATTTCAGCGTGATGTGGGGCACCCGCTCGTAGACAAACCCGTGGCGGATGTTGCCGTGGGTTGGTGCCGAGGAAGGCGCGCCCTGAGTGACCTCGGCCACTTTTTGCTGGCCTTCGGGGCTGTCGGCCAGGATGTAATAAGGATAGCGCGCGCCCATGATCCGCGCCCGGGCCAGGGCCAGGGCCACACGCGAGGTGTCTATGGTGATCCAGCGGCGGCCCCATTGCTCGGCCACGTAGGCCGTGGTGCCGCTGCCGCAGGTGGGGTCCAAAACAAGGTCACCGGGATCGGTGGCCATGAGGATGCAGCGCTGAATTACCTTTATATTTGTCTGGACAACATAAACTTTTGCGGCACCGATAGTACCTCCGGTGTCATCCCAAGAACTATTAAGAGGGAAATACGGTGATTCGTCAAAATACCGGACGAGGCCAATCGATTTTCCTACACCAATAAGCCTTGATGCACGTGCGGCACGTCGTAAACCAGTAATAGTGGTGCTCCAACCTCTCGTTCCAGAAGGGCGATAGCTCTCCCCTTCCAACTCAAAGGAAAAACCCATTGCAGAATTTTCCCCGGCTTCTCGCCCTTGCCGCTGTGACGTTGCGTCCCCCATTCTCGCAATTCGAACTCCAGGGCTATTTAGCATTCCTCCCTTTTTTAAAAAATCATTTAACCCGAAACGTTTTCCGTTATATTCAACTAGTTGCCATGGTCCTGGCTCTTCGTGGTTAAAAATGCGAGGGACAAAGCAACGACGAAAGGTCATCTCCCTTCGACTTTTTGCATACCAGTGTACGTAGTTCTTTGGATTAGAGATATATTCGGAAGTGGATCCTGATGTCGTATGATAAGCGATTTCTCCAATAAAATTTTCGTCCCCAAAAACCTCATCCATCAGCGCCCGCACGCGATGCACGTTTTGGTCGCCAATCTGCACAAAAATCGAGCCTGATTCGGCCAGCAAATCCCTGGCTGCGGTGAGCCTGTCGCGCAGGTAGGTGAGGTATGAATGAATGCCGTCGCGCCAGGTGTCGCGGAAAGCCTTCACCTGCTCGGGCTCGCGGGTGATGTGCTCGGCCTTGCCGTCTGTGACGGTACGGCTGGTGGTGGACCACTGGAAGTTGGAATTGAACTTGATGCCGTAGGGCGGGTCGAGGTAGATGCACTGCACCTGGCCCCGCAGGCCCTCGCGCTCGGCCAAGGAGGCCATAACCTGCAGGCTGTCGCCCAGGATCAGCCGGTTGCTCCACTTGCCGTCGTGCTGGTAAAAATCGGTTTTGTCGGCCCCTTCGGGAATGCCATTAAAATCGGCGAAAAGGTCCAGCTGGGGCTCGGCCGGCTCCGAGGCCTTGCTCAGGCGCATCAGGTCGTCCACCAGGGCCTTGGGCTGCACCTTTTCCTGGATATAGAGCGGCGGGGCCTGCACAACAAGGTCGGACCAGTCCTGCTCATCCTTGCCCCGCCAGACCAACTGCGGGTCCAGATCGCGGTTGCGGCGCTCCATGGCCACCCGCACGGGGCTCTTGTCCTTGTCGTGCATCACCGCCTGGTATTCCACGGTGGGGATGTTTTTGCGCGTGGCTTCCTCGTGCTTGAGCGTTTCCACGGACTTGGGAGTTGCAGCTTTTCTTTTGGCCATATTGCTAACCTCAGGCCGCTTGCTGGGCGGTGAAGGAATCGATCAGTTTCCGGAAATCGGACTCCAGCTTGAAAATTTCGGTGAATTCCGCAAAGGCCCAGCGGCCGTATGATCCCAGGTTGTTCACGCCCGGCACCCAATATGTCTCCATGGTGGATTTCTTTTCTTTGGTGTCTTCGCCGCGATAGCCTTTGATCTCCACCACCAGATTCAGCGGGTCGGGCCTGCCGTCATCGATGATGACGATGAAGTCCGGCCGGTAGATGCGGTTTTCAGCGCCAAAGCGATATGGCACGTCAAAGCCCAGGTTGTGGTTCTTTACGTAAGCTTTCACTTGTGGGTGCCCCTCGACCACGCGGCAAAACTGGCCTTCCCAGGAGCTATCGAGGACGACCCAGTTGATATGGCAATGGTTCGGAGATGTTTGCCAGCGCTCTGTCTTGGACGTTCGGAAATTGACATGTCGGGTGGAGCCTGTGGGGTTGTACGGGTCCAGAATGGCCTTTACGGGCCGGTCTCCCACCAAGAGCGGGTCCATGATGCCCTTGGTGATACGCTCACAGGCCGTGTCCTTCAAGTCGTGATAGCGAAGCATGCCCGGATAGGTGCCGTCTGCGCATACCAGGCACTCGTCCATCCACTGTTTGGCGATGCGCTTGAGCTGGCCGAAAAGGTAGAGCTTGGGCTCCTCGTCCGAATCGCGCCACTTGTTGAGCACCAGGTGCGAGGCCAGCTCATAGGCGATGGTCGACGGGCGGACCTTTTCAAGGTCTTCCAGGGTCAGGTTCACGCTTTCGCCGATAATGCCCGAGTTTTCGGTGATGGATGGGCCAACCAGGTCCTGGTTCAGCTCAAGAATGGAGTCTTTGTTGAATTTCGCCGTCAGCCGCTCTTCGGGCAACTCAGTTCGATAACCCATCACGCGAGGGAAGGTTATCTCCAAATGATCGCGGTCGGGCCGCACGGCCTTCACCTGCACGGTCTCGCGTGGTTTCTGCGGCGGGGCCACCACGGGCTTGGCCGTGAAATCGAACGGCACCCCCAATACGTCGGCGTATTCCACGTTGAACCGGCCATCTTCGTTTACGTCGTAGGACTGGCGGCGCAGGGCCCGGCCGATGACCTGCTCGCACAAAAGCTGGGTGCCGAAGGCGCGCACGCCGAGGACGTGGGTCACGTTGCTGGCATCCCATCCTTCGGTGAGCATCGAAACCGAAACCACGCAACGTATCGATGCGCCGAGGGTGCCCTCCTTGCCCACGGTATTCATTACTTCCCGCAGCAGTTCCTGGTCGCTCAGATTGTCGGCCCCGTTACGGTTGCCGGTTCGTTCAATGATCTCGCGGCGAAAGCGTTCTATTTCGTCTTTGAACGTCTCACGAAAATCATCCTTCAGGGCCTCGCCCGATTCCAGTTGCTCACTGTCTATAAGCAAAGTGCGCGGTTTTGGCAGCGGGTTACCGCTTTCGTCAAAGTTGCGGAACAATTTCAACTGGCCGTTTTGAATAGTAAACGAGCCATCTTTGTTTTGACGCTGGAATCCGGAGATGAAGTCATAGACCAACTTGGATGAAGCCGTATTGCTGCAAACGACAATGAAGCACGGCGGCGAAGCGATGCCGGCTTCTTGCCAGAGATTGAATGTCCTTTCGTAATGGCCGTAAAGGGCCTGGAGGGCGTTTTGCAGCATCGGCGGGATCTTTAAAGGGTCGAGGCTCTTGGATTTGCTGCGGTTTTTCTTGGGCATGTCCTTGCCGATGTGGGCCCATAGGTTGCGCAGCCTGGGCATGTCTTCGCCGGGGACGTCGTCGGCCACGGGCACGCGCGGCAATTTGACGATGCCGCACTCGATAGCATCCATCAGCGAAAAATCGTTCATGGTCCAGGGGAACAGCGTGCCTTCGGCATAGCCGGAGCCCCGCAGGAAAAATGGCGTGGCCGAAAGGTCGAAGACTCTGTTCAGGCCCAGCTTACGGCCAACCATTTCCAGCCCCGAAATCCAGACCCGCGCGGCCTCATTGTTGCTCTTGGCCTCATCTTTGTCTTCGCCTTTAAGGTCTTCGATTTCGGCTGAACCTGGCCTTTCGCGATAGCAGTGATGAGCTTCGTCGTTGATGACCATGATATTTTTCATGCCCATCAGGTCGGGCATGACCCGCTGGATCATCTGACCTTCGGTTTCAAGCGTGCTGATTGCTGGTCCACGCCCTTGGAGAAGTGAGCGGCCGCCCTTGGAAATATCCATCCGCTCCCGCAGCATAAGAGCGTGGTAGTTGGTGATGACGATTTTGGCCCGCTCAAGGTCGACGAGCATGTCGCCGGGGATCAACTCACGGTTGCGGTAATAGTTGTCTGGGTCGTTGGGCTGCAGCACGCGCAGGCGGTCCTTGATGGTTATACCGGGCGTGACCACCAAAAAACCGCGTGTGAACTTTTTGCTGCCAGGGGTGCGCACCGCATTAACAGTTTGCCAGGCGATAATCATGGCCATGACCGTGGTTTTGCCAGCGCCCGTGGCCAGCTTCAGGGCCAAGCGCATCAAACCAGGGTTGGCGTCATTATTGGCGTTGGCCAGGTAATCAAGGAACCTCTTACCCGCTTTGCCCATCTTGGGGGCGACCTCCGTCAGCCAGATAGCCGTTTCGACCGCTTCGACCTGGCAAAAAAACGGGCGGATGTCGCTGAAATGGTGGTGCCGCCAATAACTGAGCAGGCGAGCAGTCTCTGGAGTTACCAGCCAATCGTTGGGATTAGGCATTTCCCGCCACTGGTCAACTTGCCTACGAAGCTCATTGATTATCGGGGTCGGGTCATATTGTTGCTGTTGGTCCGAGAGACCCTTGCCCTCGTCCAACGGCAACATCTTTTGCGTTGCCAGACCCCTGACTTTTTTGGGTTTGGGAATCGGTGTGATGTATTCTGCTCTTCGACGTGACTCGATCACATGCCCGGTGGGTTGACCTTCGTCAAGCTCCCAATGTTTCAGGGGATATTCATAAGGAGAGTTTAAGATAGGCCGTACAAAAAACTCATTAGCCATAATGTTGATGATCCCCCGCACTTGCCCAGAAGCTGGTGGCTTTTGATCTAACAGCAATTAGACTTCAAAAAGCACCGAATTGAGTTGCCCAGGGCAATGTACCCCGAAAATGCTGAGGGCCTCAAGGTTGTAAGAACGAAACATGGCTAAAACTGTGGTGGTTTGGCAAGTACGTCAGGATTGATGGGCCATGCATCGAAGCACGGCCCCTTGACTTTTGTCCTACTTTCAACGAAATATAGGTTATAAGGTGCTTGGCTGTCCTCGATGGGGAGGGTCCGTAGGCCAGCGCCTCCACCCGAGCGCCCATCCGCTCGGGCTGGGTTTTTCTAGGGCCGCTGGCAGCCACCCCCCGCCCTTTCTCATCTTGCCTCTTGACAATCAGATTGTGGCATACAATCATTTAAGTATACGGCGTACCCTGAGCCCTCGCGCCGGCGAGGCTCGCAGCAAGGGTGCCGTGGACCTTGAGGGCCGGCGACCTCAGGGCTCTCTGTACAGCAACACGCCGGCGCGCTGATCTTCCAGGTAACGAAGGATGTATTCATCCCGCGTTGCCTGGTTTTTTTTGTTTGCGCCCGGGGTGAAAATAGCTGTTCCGCGCCACTGACGACCATCAATCAGATCGAAGACGGCGAACCCGCCGATTTTTCCGTCCGCTCCAGCGAACAGCCGCAGCAGAGATATCTTTTCGCGGATGCGCCCCGTTGGCGCGCCTTTGGCGTCGAGGGCCCTGATTGTTTGCCACCAAATTTCGTAAGGGCTGAGTATGGTGCGGGCCAAAATCCGCATGTAGGGCGCGCGGCCGCCTTTGCCTACCTTCAGCGTGCGGCTGAGTTTGTCGACGAAAAGCGCCTTGCTGATGACCACGGGCAGGCCGCCGGGCAATTCATGCACCACCGAGCCGTCGAGGTCATCCAGGCCAAATTCTCTTAAAAACGCGCGCACATAGTCTTCATCGGCCAGGCCGGCGGGCATGATGTCGGCCTCGTCCAGCGTGAGGACGTGCCGGCGCTCGATGCCGGCCAGGGGCGGCTTACAGGGGGCATCGGCAAAGAGGCCCCGGCCCTCGCGGCAGAGCGTCCGGGTGGCCAGGGTGATGATCGGCGCGGCGGTTTGGGCCGGGGCCAGGCCGTGCAGCCAGTCGTGGCACACGTTGCCGGCCCAGCCGGGCTCGGGGACCAGGGGCCGGGCGGGCAGCCTGTTGCCGCTGGCGGGGTCAAAGGGCTCGACCAGGCGCGGGGTGCTGGTTTGTGCTTCCAGGCCGCGCCGGTCCATCTGCCGCTGGCTGAGCGTTTGCACGGTGCAGCGGCATTGAAAGCCGTTGGGCGGATACCAGGTGGCCCAAAAATCGTGATCGTGGCGGAAAACCAGGCCGTGCAGGGCCAGGTGGGTGGGCCGCGTGCGGCGGTCCTTGATGGCCAGGTAGCGCCAAAAGGGCCGGCTGTCGGCGGTCGCCTTCATCTGGGCGTGGCGGCCGGCCTGGTAGGCGCTTTGCAGATTGGTGCGGTAGATGTTTTCCACGCGCCAGGCGGCCCTGCCGGTCCAGCCTTTTTGCTCGAAAAGCGGGGCCAGGCGTTTTTTGAAGGCGGCCAGGGTCTCGCCGTTTTCCAGGGCCTCTTGCAGGGCCGCGTGCACGGCGGCGATCTGGTCGCGGCGCGACAGGCCACTGACCGCAAAGGCCCGGGCCTTGGCCTGCTGGGTCAGATCGGCAAACTCGGCCGGGGTGACTTGGGCCTTGGCTTTCCAAAACTCCAGGGCCTGGGCGGGCGCAAGCGGCGCGGCCTCAAGCGGCATCGGGCTCGTCGCGCACGGCGGCGCGGCCCATCAGGGCGGCGGCCGTCAGCAGATCGGCCAGCAGGTCTTCCTGCTGGCGCATGTCGGCGTCTTGGCCCAGGTGCTCGGCCAGCAAAAGGGCAATCTCGTCAAAGGATTGGGCCTTGTTCAGCAGGGCGACCAGGCGCTCGATGAATTTTGCGTTTCGTTTGACGGATTCGGGCAGGATGGCCGCGACCAGGGCGTCCAGGGCGTCCTGGTGATCGGGCCCTGGCTCGGCGAACGCGGCCTCGTCGCCATCGGCCGCGGCCTCTTTTTCGCCGTCCAGGATGAATTCGTCGGGCTGCAGGCCAAAGCGCCGCTCGATGTGGGCGCGGGTGAAGCGCACGCCCACGCCGTGGAGCTTGGCGTCCAGATCGGCCTGGGCCCCGTAGTCCTCGGGCTCGTTGAAGCCAAAGACCGGGGCCTCGGCGGCGGGCGCGTTGATCTCGCGGTACAAGAGCGCCAGTTCGTTCATGGCGCTTTCTATAATGTATTGGTCGGCCTCGGCCATGTCCTCGGCCACGCCGTAGTGGGTCTCGGAGGCGGCGCGGGAGCCCTGGCCGTCCATCTCGCTGGTGAGGGTCTGGCCCATGATCACCTTGAAGATGGCCTTGTCCCAGCGCTTGAGGTAGGCCTCGAACTGATCGCCGGCCCGGCCCTTGCTTTCGACCAAATCCACCGCCGCGTCGGCCGGGATCACGGCCACGGCGTCCTGGACCATGGCGGCCAGGTCGCCGGCCATGGCGCGTTTGGCGTCCAGGTTCGCGCCGCGCGGGGCCCGGCCCAAGACCCAGGGCTGGCCGTACTTGTCCAAAAAGCGGGTGTAGAACTTCACGCCGCCGCGCTTGAAGGCCACGGGCCACAGGCAGCGGCTGAGCAGGCGCAGGCCGTAGGGGTTTTGGTAGGTGGGAAAGTGCCGCACCACGATGAACTTGCCCCAGGGCAGGGGTTTTAAGTCCAGGCCGGTCTTGGACCTCAGGCACGGGCGGCGGTCTTTGTCCCAGGCGAACCACTGGCGGGGCTTGGGGATGATGTTTTTCAGGCGCATGCGCCCGCCGTCGGCGGCCCAGATCAGTTCGCAGATGGTGTGGCCATAAAACGGCGCATCGAGAATCTCGGCGAAGACGTCGCGCAGGCCGATGGTCTCCAGGTCTTTGGTCAGGGCCTCGCAGAGCGCCGTGGCCTGGGGCGTGGCCTCCTTGCCGGGCAGCACGCCGGGCCGAAAATCATAGTCGCGGCGGCACAAGACACGCAGCTTGCGGTTCTGGATGGCAGTCATCACCTGGTCATCGGCGGTGAGGTCTTCCAGGATTTTGGCGTCGTCGCCGCGCTTGCGCAGGACCGGGTCGGGGTCGGGCAGATAGGCCAGCATGGAGCCCAAGTCCTCGCCCACGGCGGCGGCGGTGGCCATCTCGGCGGTCAACGAGCGGTGATCGACTTGGGCGAACTCGATCCAATCCCCGTTTGGGGCCCAAATGCCGGGCATGTCAATACCCCTTGGTCAGGCGTTGGAGATAGTCGCGGGCCACGGTGGCGGTCTGCCAGGGCTCGGCCGGGTCGGCGGCGGCGTGCAGGGCCAGCATGTGGGCCCAGAATTCGTCGGCGTGGCCGGCCTCGCTGCGGTCCGCGTCAAAGCGCGGATTGCCGGCGGCGGTGGCGATCTTGCGCACGGCGTGGTGGCTGTCGCGGATGGCGCGGGCCTCGGGGATGCGCAGGCGGCCGTCCTCGAAAAGCTGCTTGCCGGTGGTGGCCAGGGCCTGTTTGGCCTGGGCGGTGAAGATCACGCCCTCGACCAGGTGGCCGCCGTGGCGGGTTTTGGCGTCCTCCACGGGTTTTTCGCCGATGCCGGTCTGGTCCAGGCAGGCGCGGGCCACCTTGTAGCGCGCCAGCACGCCGTCCAGGGCGGCGTCTTGCCGGGCGAAGCTGGCGTTTTTCAGGCTGATCACCTCGCGGGTCCAAAACACGTCGCCCACCTGCTCCACGACCCAGATCACGCTTAAGTCGCGGCGGCGGCCGATGTCCATGCCCACGAAGGCCGGGCCGCCGGCGTAGAGTTCTGGCCGGCCGGCGTCGGGGTGCTGGGCCTTGGCGATCAGTTCCCAGGTCAGCCAGGCCGTGGCCTCGTCCACCGGCTGGCACATGTATTCCTGCTGATAGGTTTCTTCGTCGCCGGCGATGTCGCGGCAATCGGCCAGAAAGGCGGCCACCTCCTCGGGCGTGGCCGGCCGGCCCATGACGCGGTCCACCAGGCCCTGGGCCACGGCGTCCTCGATGGTCACGGTGTGCAAGGCCCATTTGTTGCCGCGCCTGGCGTCGGCCACCATGCGGGCGTAGCGGTTGCCCTTGCCGTTGTAGGTGCTGATCACCCGGGCCGGATAGCCCCAGGTGATGATCGGCGCGGCGGCCTTCCACAGGGCCTCGGGGTCTTGGTGAAAGGCGAATTCATCCAGCACCAGCTTGCCGCCCTTGCTGCGAAAAGCGGCGGGGTTGGAGCTCAGGCCGTGGATGCGCTTGCCGCTGGCGAACTCGATCACCAGGGCCTTGACGTCGCCGTCGCCGTCCAAGGCCACCTCGCCCAAGTCCTGGGCGGCCACGTTCAGCAGCCGGGCCCACTGGCCGCAGTAGCGGATGTATTCCTTGGCCGCCGATTCGTCGGCGCTGGAAAACCACACGTCCAGGGCCCCGTCGGCCCGGCAGGCGTCGCGCACGTCCTCGTAGGCCTGCACGTAGGTGAAGCCGATGCGCCGCGATTTTTCGGCGATCTTCAGGCGCGAGTCGTCGGCCAGCCACTTTTGCTGATAGGGCAGAAAGTAGCCCATCTACAGCCCCAGGATTTCGCGCTGGATGCGCTGGATGCTTTCCGGCGAGAGGCCCTTGCCTTGGGCCTCGCCCTTGGTCTTGGGCTCCATTTGGCCGATCAACTCCATGGCGTCCTTGATGGCCTTGACGGCCTTCAGGTCGACTTCTTCTGGGCTTGAGAGCAGGCGGGCCAGCTTCAGCTCGATGGCCTCCTTGAGGGCGGCGGCGGCCTCGGCGGCGTTGTTGATGGCCCGGCGTGGGGCGGCCGTGGCCTCCGGGGCGGCCTTGCCCTCGCGCTGGGCCTGGGCCTGTTTGAGGGCCAGTTCCTCCAGCTTGGCCACGGCAAAGCCCACCGCCGGGTTACGCTCCTCGATGAGTTCCTTGAGCATGGCCGAGCGGGCCAGGACGGTGTCGGCGCGGATATCGGCCATGGCCCGGGCCAGTTCGGCGCGCTTGGCCGGCCAGCCGTATTGCGCGCCCCAGCGCTTGAGGGTGCTGACGGCCACGCCCAGTTCCTCGGCCACCTGGGCGTAGGTCAGCCGGGCCACGCAGTAGAGCTCCTGGGCCCGCCACACGGCCTCGGGCGGATATTCGCGGCCGTCGAGTTCGATCACGCCCATGCCGTCTCGCCGGGCCGGGGCCGCTTGACGCCGGGGGCATGGGCCCGGCCCTTGGCCACGTCCTGGCCCCGGCGGGTCAGGGTGGCCACCCGGCACTGGGCCGGCCCGCCCAGGCCGATCAGGCCTTGTTCGGCCAGCCAGGCCAGTTGCGTGGCCAGGCGGTCTTGGCTGGGGGCGAAGCCGAAGCGCTCGACCAGGTCCAGCAGCAGGGACTCGTTGAGGGCGTAGTCGGGCTGATCGTCCAGACAGCGCAGGATGGTCAGGCGCAGGTGTTCGGCGATGAGTTGGTCGTAGCCGGGCATCAGCGGCCCCCGCCCAGCAGGTGGTCTTCGTGGCGGTTGACCATGCGTTCAACGCGCTCGACGATCTCGCGCACGGCCTTGATGTCGCCGGCCAGCTCCTTGATGGCCACGCCGCTGGGCCGGTCGTCGACGCATTTTTTCAGGCCGGCGTGATCGAATTCCAGCCGGACCAGGCGTTGGCCGAAATCGGCCTGATCCCTGCGGATGCCGCGCACGTACCACAGGGCCCAGCCCACGGCCGGGGCCGCCAGGTATTGCACGACCTGTGCGGCGTATTTCAAGGCCTCCACGGCCAGTTCCAGGACTTGTTTCTCCACGTTTCCTCCCAAAAGCGATCTGGCCAGCGGCGACCGGCGCATCGCCCCGCGCACGGTCGCGGCCGCAGGATACCTGCGGCCGGCCAGGCCGGTTAATCAGGATTTGATCCGGATTATCAGGGCGATGGGCGGTTGATAGGCTGGGGTCATGAGCGTTTGGACCGCCATATTCCGCGCCGGAACCCACACCGACAGCGCCGGCCAGACCAGGGCCTGGACCATCGCCGACCTGGACCGGGCCGTGGCCAGCTACGACCCGGCCAGGCACGCAGCCCCGCTGGTCATCGGCCACCCGCGCGCCGACGCCCCGGCCTGGGGCTGGGTGGGCCAACTGCGGCGCGAGGGCGACAGGCTCCTGGCCCGCCTCGACGACGTGCCCGAGGAACTCAAGCAGGCCGTGGCCGCCGGGCGTTATCGCCACAAGTCGGCGGCGTTTTACGGCGATGGCGGGTTGCGCCACGTGGGGCTTTTGGGGGCCGCGCCGCCGGCGGTCAAGGGCCTGGGCCCGGTGGAGTTTGGCGGCGACGACGACTGGCAAGAGTGGGCGTTTGGCGAAGGCGCGGAGCAAACCACGGAGGAGACGATGAACGAGTTGGAGGAGATGAAGGCCAGGCTGGCCCAACTGGAGGCCAAGGCCCAGGCGGCGGAAAGCAAGGCCGCCCAGGCCGAAGCCGCCGCCGCCCAGGCCGAAAAAGACAGGCGGGCCGCCGAGGCGGCCCACGCCGAGGCCCAGCAAAAACAGGCCGCCAAGGACCGCGAGGCCCGCTTCAATGAGCTGGTGGCCGGCGGCAAGTGCCTGCCCGGCGAAAAGGACGCGGCCTTGGCCATCGCCGCCGCGCTGGAGGCGGGCGTGGAGCTTTGCTTTGCCGAGGGCGGCGCGGTGGTCAGGCGTCCGGCCGAGGAGGCCTTCTGGTCGCTGCTGGCCAGCCGGCCGGGCAGCGGCCTGCTGGGCGAGTTCGCCCAAGCGCCGGGCTCGACCGAAAGCCAGGCCGCGCCCCGCGCCGATTTCGCGGCCAAATTTTAACGGAGGCCGATCGTGAGCGACCACAACGCAACCATCTATCAAAACAGCGGCTTTGAGCGGGAGATCAAAGGCGGGCGCGGCCCGTGGATCGAGCGGACCTACGCCAAAGGCGCCACGGCCATCGCCGCCGGCCTGGTCTGCGCCATCGGCGCGGCCGACGGCCTGGCGGCCCCTTACGACCCGGCCAACGCCGACCTGGACCAGGTCAAGGGCGTGGCCCTCGCTGACAGCGCGGCCGAGGCGGCCTCGGTCAACCTGCTGGTCTTGGGCACGGTCAATCGCGGCGCGCTGAAGGTGGGCGCGGCCGCGCCGACCACGGCCCAGCTCTTGGCCCTGGAAGACCGTCACATCTACGCCGTGGGCTAGGCCCCGGTTTTTTGGGAGGAATCAGGCCATGCCCATGGTCGTAGACCTGAAGCCATATTTCACCAGGGCGCGCATCGCCAAGCGTTTCGAGGCCATGCCGCCGCTCAAATCCACGATCATGGACCGCTATTTCCCCGAGGCGGTGCGCGATCAATACGAGATGCCGATCATCCCGCTGCAGGTGATCACGGCCATCGTCAACGCCGTGCCGGTGGTGGCGCGGGGGGCCGAGTCCGTCTCCATCGACGGGCGCGGCTTTAGCAATCAGTGGGTGGAGCCGCTGCCGGTGCGCATCCACACCGAGGTCGGGGCCAAGGATTTGAACGACCTGAAGCTCATCGGCGAGGACAGCCGCGAGGCCTGGGCCACCCGGCGTCAGGAGGCCATGCGCCAGACGGTGCGCCTGACCACCGAGGCCCTGTGCTGCCAGGCGTTGCTGAACGGCGCGGTCAACTACCCGCTTTTGCAGAGCAACGGTCAGTTCATCAACTACAAGGTCGAATACAACAACGAGGTGATCCAGACCATCAGCGTGGCCGCCGGAAGCAAGTGGAACGCGGCCGAATGCACCATGGTCAAGGTCTTCGAGCTGCTCGAAGAGATGGCCGACGCCCTGGACGGGGCCGGCTACGGCGGCGACAAGGACGTGCTGGCCGGCAAGAACGCCTTTTCGGCCCTGCTGGCCCTGATCGAAGACGCCGGCGACAACCAGCGGCCCAAGGTGCCGACGCGGATCAACGAGGACGGCAGCGTGAACATCGGCGGCCACAAGATCGCCAAGATGGCCGAGGTCTGGCGCAACCCCCAAAGCGGGGCCTCGGTGGCCAAGGTGCCGGCGGGCGAGATTCGCATGATCGCCAAGGGCTACACCGGATTGATCTACGCGGCCGTGGACGACCTGGACGCCAACCTCCAGGCCCTGCCCATGTTCGTCAAGCCCGTGGAGCGCAAGAACCCCAGCGGCTACCAGCTGGTGGCCGAGAGCAAGCCGCTGCCGGCGGTGGCCCCCAAGGCCGTGGCCCGGGCCATCGTGACGGCCTAAAGCAAAATCGGCCCGTGGCCGGCCGGGCGGCCCCAGGCCGGGCCGTTATGGCCGAGGACAATTTGCACTAGTGCAAGACTAGTGCAAAACGCGCGAGGGAGCCCATGTACTGCACGCCCGCCGACCTGGAAAAACTCTTGGCCCCGGAGACTCTTGGCCAACTGGCCGACGACGGCCCCGACGGCCCCGCGCCCGAGACGGTGTTGCTGGAGGCCATCGAGCAGGCCGACCGGGAGATCGACGCCTACCTGGGCGTGGCCCGGGCCGTGCCGTTGGAGCCTGCGCCGGCCATCGTGGCCAACCTCAGCGCCAAGATCGCCGTGTACAACCTCTACCGCCGGCGGCCCCATCTGGAGGCCGGCGAGTGGGCCGGGGAATACCAGCGGGCGCTGAAGCTGCTGGAGCGCATCGCCGAGGGCCGGCTGAGCCTGGGCGGCGGCGAGGGCCCGGCCGGGCCGCTGGAGCCCCACGCCATGGCCGTGATCAGCCGGCCGCCCCACTTCGGCGACCGCCGGCTGAGGCGCTTCTGATGGCCGGGGCGCGCATCGAGTTGCAAAGCGCGGCGTTGGAGCGGGCGCTTCTGGCCCTGCGGGCGGCGCTAAAGGACGTCGCGCCGCTGTTGGCCGAGGTGGGCCAGATCGTCGTGGGCCAGGCCCTGGATAGCTTCGAGGACGAGGCCGGCCCGGACGGCGCGCCGTGGGAGCCCAGCCAACGGGCCGTCTTGCACGGCGGCCAGACCCTGGCCGACTCGGGGCTGTTGCGCGCCAGTCTCCAGGATGAGGTGGAGCTCATGCCCGATGCGGTGATCGTGGGCTCCAGCCGGGTCTACGCGGCGATCCACCAGTTTGGCGGCCGGGCCGGGCGCGGCCACGCCGTGACCCTGCCGGCGCGGCCGTTTTTGCCCGACGAAAAGACCGTGGCGATGGCCGAGATCGAGGCGGCCATTACCCGGCATTTCGCGAAGGCCGGGCTGTGACCATCTACCCCACCATCGTCGAGGTGGAGTCGGCGTTGTTGGCGCACCTGGGGGCCGACCGCGTCCTGGCCGACTGGGGCGTGGAGCCCCGGGCCATCCCCGGCTTCGAGGCCAAGGATTTCGGCCGGCTGTTCGCGCGCTATCCGGCCGTGGGCAGCTACATCAGCGGCGGCAAATACGAGCCGGACCAACTGACCGTGCTGGAGACGGCCCCGCTGTACTTGATCTGCGCGGGGGAAAACCTGCGCGGGCCGGCGGCGGCGCGGCGCGGCGACGAGCGCAACCCCGGCGCGGCCCATCTGGTGGAGCGCTGCCGGGCCCTGGCCACGGCCTGGCGGCCCGGCGGCAACGCGGCCTCGCTGACCGCCACCGGCTGGCGGCAGGTCTGGGCCAACAACCAAATATCCGTCTGCGCCCTGGAACTGGCCGTCTGCCTGACCCGGCCCCGGGCGCGCGACAAGGAGGCACTGGAGCACCATGGCTCGATCTACTGACAAAAGCGAAGCCCCGGCCACGCCGGCCGTCGCGGCCCCGGCCGCGTCGCTCAAACCGGCGGCCGCCCCCTCGGCCGTGATCTATCTTGGCCCCAACCAGCCCGGCGGCGGCCTGCTGCACGGCCAGGTCTTTCGCGGCGGCTTGCCGCCGGCGGCCGCGGGCGTCGATCCGGCCTTGATCGTGGCCCTGGCCGATCTGCCCAGGGCCAAGCTGGAGCTGGCCGATCCGTCCTCGGGCTTGAGCAAAATCTATCGGGCGGCGGTCAAGGCCGGCCAGGGAGGCAGGCCATGAGCGCCTATCGTCACGGCGTCTACGTCAGCCAACTGCCCACCTCGATCATCCCGCCGCGCCGGGTCGATTGCGCCATCCCGGTGGTGGTGGGCGCGGCCCCGGCGCACATGATCGAAGAAGGCCAGACCGGCCCGGTCAACCAGCCGGTGCTGGCCCATTCCCACGCCGAGGCCGTAACGGCCCTGGGCTACAGCGACGACTGGGCGGCCTATGGCCTGTGCGAGTTCGTCTACAGCCAGTTCGTGCTCCACGCCGCCGGGCCGGTGATCTTGATCAACGTCTTTGACCCGGCCCGGCACAAGACGGCGGTGACGGCCGAGGCGGTGAGCTTCAGCGGCGGCCGGGCCACGCTGGCCCATGCCGGGCTGGTGGCCGCGCCGGTGGTCAAGAGCGCCGACGGCCAGACCACCCACGCGGCCGGGGCCGACTACCACGTGGACCCGATAGCGGGCGTGATCCGCTTGAGCGAGGGCTCGGCCATCGCCGCCGGGGCCACGGTGGCGGTGGACTATGTGTACGGCGACCCAAGCAAGCTCACCGCCGACGACGTCATCGGCGGCATCGACGCGGCCACGGGCGCGGCCTCGGGCCTGGAGTTGGTGGACCAGATTTTTCCGCGCTTTGGCCTGTTGCCCGGGCTGATCGTGGCCCCCGGCTGGAGCCGACACCCGCTGGTGGCGGCGGTGATGGCGGCCAAGGCGGCCAACGTCAACGGCCATTTCCGGGCCATGGCCGTGGTGGACGTGGACTCCGGCCCCGACGGCGCGGCCAAGTACGCCGACGTGGCGGCCTGGAAGGCCCAGAACAACTACGCCGACAGCAACATGATCGTCTGCTGGCCCAAGGTGGCCCTGGCGGGCAAGGAGTTCTGGCTGAGCACCCAGGTGGCCGGGCGGATCGCCGCCACCGACGCCGACAACGGCGGCGTGCCCTTCGAGAGCCCCAGCAACAAGGCCCTGGAGATCAACGGGGCGGTGGCCGCCGGCCAGGCGGTGTGGCTGGGGCCGGCGGAGGCCAATTATTTGAACAGCCAGGGCGTGGTCACGGCGCTGAACTGGAACGGCTCCTGGCGTTTGTGGGGCAACCGCACGGGCTGCTACCCGGCCAACACCGACGTGAAAGACGCCTTCATCGGCGTACAGCGGATGTTTTGCTGGCTGGGCAACGAGTTCGTGCTGACCTTCTGGCAAAAGGTGGACCGGCCGATCACCCGGCGGCTGGTGGAGACCATCGTCGATTCCTACAACATCCGCTTGAACGGCCTGGCCGCCCGCGAGGCCATCCTGGGCGGGCGGGTGGAGTTTTTGCGGGCCGAAAACCCGGCCAGCGAGCTGATGGACGGGGCGATCACCTTTCATCTGTATGTCACCCCGCCCAGCCCGGCGCGGGAGATCAACGGCCTGATCGAATACGACCCCGGCTATCTGGCCGTGTTGTTCGGCAACTAAAGGAGGCAAGCCTTGGCCGACGTGAACAAAATTCCCCAGACGCTGATCGGCTTTGCCGTCTACGGCGACAGCGACGAGATGATCGGCGTGGCCGACGTGGAGCTGCCCGACCTGGAGGCGACCACGGTGGAGATCAAGGGCGCGGGCATCGCCGGGGCGGCCGACATGCCGATCATGGGCCACTACGGCGGCATGGGCCTGACCATCAACTGGCGGGCCATCACCGGCAATCACATCGCCCTGAGCGCGCCCAAGGCCCACGACCTGACCATCCGGGGCAGCATCCAGCACTACGACGCCGGCACGGGCGAGCACGCCACGGCCCCGTTGAAGGTGGTGGTCAAGGCCGCGCCCAAAAAGACGGGCCTGGGCAAGCTGGACACCGGCGAACAGATGGACGCCAGCGCCGAGTTCGAGGTGCTCTACATCAAGATCACCCTGGATGACGACGAGGTGCTGGAGATCGACAAGTTCAATTATATCTGCAAGATCGGCGACACGGATTATCTGGAGAGCGTCCGCGCCGACCTGGGCAAGTAGAGGCAAGCGATGAGCAAGATCAAGCTGAGCAAGGCGATCAACTGGGACGGCAAGGAGCATTCGGAGCTGACCCTGGAGCTGGAGGCCCTGACCGGGGCGGATTTGGTGGCGGCGGAGCGGGAGTTCGGCGCGCGCAACCCCGGTTTCGTGGGCGTGCCCAGCCTGCAGGTGGGCTATCAGGCCGGCGTGGCGGCCAAGGCGTTGAAGCGGCCGGTGGAGGATGTGCTGCGGCTGTCGGCCAAGGATTTTCTGCGCTGCGTGGAGGCGGTGGGCGGTTTTTTGAACGCCTAGGCCGGCCGGGGGCGGAGCTGTTGTTGAGCGCCGCCCTGGAGCTGGCCCAGGCCGGGTTTGGCGGGGCGGCCGGCTGGCTGGAGCGGCCGGCGGCGGAATTGGAAGGCTGGCTGCGGGCGGCGGCCAAGGTCATCAAGCGGCACAACAAAGCGAGGCGCTAAGGTTTTGGACAAGACCCTGCTCTTCAGATTCGCCCTGCATGGCCAGGCTCAGGCGGCGGCGGCCTTTGGCGGATTGGCCCAGGAGGCCCAGCGTCTGCGGGGGCAGGTGGAGCAGGCCGACCGGGCGGCCGGCCGGGTGGGTGGTCAGCAGCGGCTGCGGGCCATGCTGGGCGGGCTGCGGCTGTCGGCGGCGGGCGCGGGCCAAGCGGCGCTCACGGCCGGGCGGGATTTTGCCGCCAGCGCCAGGCAACTGGGCCAAAACGCCATCGCGGCGACGCGGGCGGCCAAGGCCACGCGGCAGTTGGCCCGGGAGCAGGCGGCCGCCGCCAACCAGGCCCAGCGCCTGAGCCAAAAAGAGCGGGCGCTCCAGCAAGTCCAGGCGGCCAGGGCCCAGCGCCAGGCGGCCATGGGCGGCCTTGGCGGCGTGGCCGGCGGGCTGCTGGGCGGCGTGGCGGCCGGGGCGGCGGTGGCCGCGCCGGTGGTCAAGGCCATCGGCTTTGAATCGGCCATGGCCGACGTCAAGAAGGTGATGGACTTCAGCGCCCCGGACGGCCTGGAAAAGCTGGGCCAGGATCTGCTGCGCCTGAGCGCCGTCAAGATTCCCCTCAGCGGCGAGCAACTGGCGGCCATCGCGGCGGCCGGCGGCCAACTGGGCGTCAAGGAGAAAGACATCCTGGCCTTTGTCCAGACGACCTCCAAGATGGCCGTGGCCTGGGACATGAGCGCCGAGGCGGCCGGCGAGGCCTCGGCCAAGCTCAGCAACGTCTGGGATATCCCCATCGAGCGGGTGGAGGCCCTGGGCGACGCCATCAACCACCTCAGCGACAACACCGCCGCCAAGGCCCCGGAGATGATCAATGTCTTGACCCGGGTGGGCGGCATGGGCAAGCAGTTCGGCCTGAGCGCGGTGCAGACGGCGGCCCTGGGCAACGCCTTTCTGGCCCTGGGCCGGCCGCCCGAGGTGGCGGCCACGGGCATCAACACCTTGCTGAACAAGCTGCAGACGGCCGACAAACAGGGTGAAAAATTCCAGCAAGGCCTGGCGGCCATCGGCCTGGACGCCCAGGGCCTCAAGGACGCCATCCAAAATGACGCCCAGGGCGCGCTGCTGGGCTTTCTCGAGGCCGTGGAGGGGCTGGACCCCTCCGAGCGGGCCATGGTGCTCATGGACATGTTCGGGCTGGAGTACGCCGACGACCTGGCCATCCTGGTCGGCGGCCTGGACAAATACAAACAGGCCCTGAAGCTCACGGGCAAGCAGGCCGACTACCTGGGTTCGATGACCAGGGAGGTTGAAAACCGCTCGGCCACCACGGCCAACCAACTGCAGCTTTTGGGCAACAAGCTCAGCCGCCTGGCCATCAACGCCGGCACGGTGCTGCTGCCGGTGATCGGCGCGCTGGTGGGCGCGGCCGGCTGGGTGCTGGACCTGCTGGCCGATTTCCAGGAGGCGTTCCCCATTGTCAGCGGGGCGATCAGCGGGGTGGTGGTGGGCGGCCTGGCCCTGGTCACGGCCTGGAAGCTGGGCGCGGCGGTGGGCGGCTATCTGGTGGGCGGCGTCAAGGAGATGGTCGCCACGCTACGCCTGTTGCGGTCCTCGCAGCTGGCGGCCAGGCTGGCCACCCGGTTGCAGACCCTGGCCCTGGCCCGGCAGAAGGCGGTGAGCATGGCCCTGGCGGCCAAGCAGTGGTTGATCGTCGCCGTCAGCAAGGCCTGGGCCGTGGCCCAGGGGCTGGTCAACGCGGCCATGTGGGCCAACCCCATCACCTGGGTGGTGGCCGGCGTGGTCGCCCTGGCCGCCGGGGCCTACCTGCTGATCAAATACTGGGACCAGGTGGCTGAATTTTTTGGTTGGCTGTGGGGCTGGATCAAGGCCGGCGCGGCGGCGGTTTGGGATTGGCTGAAGGCCACGGCCCTGGCCCCCGTCGAGGGGATCAAGAGCGCCTGGTCGACGGTCTCGGGCTTTTTCGGCGGCTTGTGGCGCGGCCTGGAGGCCGGGGCCAGCGCGGCGTGGGGCCTGGTCAAGGCCACGGTCCTGGCCCCCGTCGAGTGGATCAAAAGCGCCTGGTCGACGGTCTCCGGCTTTTTCGGCGGCTTGTGGCGCGGCCTGGAAACCGGGGCCAGCGCGGCGTGGGGCATGGTCAAGGCCACGGCCCTGGCCCCCGTCGAGGGGATCAAAAGCGCCTGGTCGGCGGTCTCGGGCTTTTTCGGCGGCTTGTGGCGCGGCCTGGAGACCGGGGCCAGCGCGGCGTGGGGCCTGGTCAAGGCCACGGTCCTGGCCCCCATCGACTGGATCAAGAGCGCCTGGTCGACGGTCTCGGGCTTTTTCGGCGGGCTGTGGGATGGCGTCAAGGCCGGCGCGGCGGTGGCCACGGCGGGAATCCGGGCGGCCTTCGCCTCGGCCCTGGACTGGCTGCGGGGCACGTCTTTGTACCAGGCCGGGGCCAAGCTGATCGGCACCTTCGTGGAGGGGATCAAGGCCTCGGTGGGCCAACCCATCGAGGCGGTCAAGGCGCTGCTGGCCCAGGTGCGCCAGTATCTGCCCTTCAGCGACGCCAAGCGCGGGCCGCTTTCCACGCTGACTTTGTCGGGCCAAGCCTTCGCCGGAACCTTTGCCGCCGGCATCGGCCAGGGCGCGGGCCAGTTGATCCAGGCCGTGGCCGGCCTGGCCCAGAGCGCCTGGAGTGGTCTGCAAGGCGCGGCCGGCGCGGCGGCCGAATTCTTGGGCCTGGGCGGGCCAAGCGGCGGCCTGGCCAAGGCCCAGGGCGAGCTGAACGCGGCGCGGGGCCAGGCCCAGGGGCCGGCCGCCGCCGCGCCGGCCCAGATCACCATCCACCAGACCATCAACGCCAGCGGCGCGGACAAGGCCGGCCTGAAAACCGCCCTGGACCAGGCCAACGCCGAGTTGACCCGGCTGATCGAACGAACCGTCAACGAGATGTGGGCGCGCAACCAGCGCACGAGCATGGGCAATGTCGGCGCGTAGGCACATCACCAGCCAGGGCCAGACCTGGGATCAGATCGCCCACGCCATCTGGGGCCGCGAGGACATGACCCACCACCTGCTGGCCGCCAACCCGTCCCACCGCCGCACGGTGATTTTCGCCGCCGGCGTGGAGCTGATAGTCCCGGCGCTGACGCCGCCGGCCAGTGAGGAGCCGCCGCCATGGCAGCAACGCTAGAGCCCCGCCGCGCCCGGCTGGAGCTGATCTACCGGGGCGTGGACATCGCCGAACACTGCGAAAGCGCCGAGTACGTCGACTTTGCCGAGGGCCAGGTGGACGAACTGCGCTGCACCCTGGAAGACCGCGAGTTGCGCTGGCAAGGGCCGTGGTTTCCCGGCAAGGGCGAGGAAGTGCGCGCCTATATCAGGTGTTTCGACTGGGACGGCCCCGGCGACGCCCCGCGCCTGGACTGCGGGCTGATGGAGATCGGCGAGGTGACCCTCAGCGGCCCGCCGGACATGGTCGAGATCACGGCGGCCAGCGCCAGGGTGAAATCCACCGCCCGCGTGCAGAAGAAAACCAAGGCCTGGGAAGACAAGGCGCTTTCGCACATTGCCGCCCACGTGGCCGAAAAGTGCGGCCTGGGCCTGCACTGGGAAGGCCTGGACCATCATTTCGAGCGGGTGGATCAACGCGAGGAGTCGGACCTGGGCTTTCTCACCCGCCTGGCCCGCGAACACGGCAACAGCGTCAAGACGGCCCATGAAAAGCTGATCGTCTACGCCGGGCACAAGTACGACCAGCGCGGGCCCCACGCCACCCTGACCCGTGGCCACAGCGACATCATCGGCTATCGCTTCGCCACCACCAGCCACGATCTCTACAAGGGCGCGGTGGTCAGCTATTGGCGCCCGGAACTCAAGGAGCACATCGTCGGCGAATTTTGGCCCGATCCGGCCCCGGCCAGCCAGGACGTGCTGCGCGTCAACCAGCCGGTGAAAGACGCCGCCGAGGCGGCCAAGCTGGCCCAGACCAGCCTGCGCCGCAAGAACAAGGTGGAGGTCACCGCCGAGATCACGCTGAAGGGCGCGCCCTTTCGCCGGGCCACCGAGGTGGTGCGGATGAGCGGCTTTGGCCGCTTTGACGGCCGTTATTTCGTGGCCGAGGCCCGGCACGGGCTCTCCGGCGGCGGCGTTTATCAGACAACCCTCTCGCTGCGGCAGGTGATCGCGTACTGATGGCGGGCCCATTCGAAGAGATCGGCCGCCGCCTGACGGCCCTGGAAAGCGCCCTGCGCCAACTGGTGCGGGTGGGCTTCGTGGTGGAGCAGATCCCGGCCGAGGGCAAGGTCCGCGTGGAGTTCCGCGACGCGGACATGATCGAGACGTTCAAGTTCGGCGTGCTGACGCCCCAGACCCGCTGCAACAAGGACTGGTGGCTGCCCGACTTGGGCGAGCAGGTCTTGTGCCTGTGCCTGCCCTACGGCCTGGAGCGGGGGTTCATCGTGGGCAGTTTTTTCAGCCAGGCCGACCCGCCGCCGCTGACCGACCCGGACAAGCGCCATCTGCGCTTTCTCGACGGCGGCTGGCTGGAGTACGACCGGGCCACGGGCGAGGCCCAGGTCCACGCGCCGCGCACCATTCGCCTGGCCGCCGGCGAGGCGGTGATCATCGACGCGCCGATCCTGAAGTGCCCCATCCCCGCGCCCAACCTGGGCCAGCCGGAACTGAGGCCCGTGGAGCCATCGCCCATCCCCGCGCCCGAGGAGTGGCCCCATGACTAGCGGGCGGATCGGCAGTTTCGGGCCGGTGGTCTTCGAGGCCTCGCTGGGCTACGTCAAGACCTTCGAGCGCCTCAGCGAGCGCCGCCGGGCCCGTTTCGCCACCCACGATGTCTTGAGCGGCGATCAGAAGCTGCAATTCATCACCCTGGAGCTGGCCGAGGCCGACCTGGAGATGACCTTTCACCACGCCTTTTGCACGCCCGATGACGAACTGGAGGCCCTGCGCGGCGTGCTGGCCGGCCACCAGGCCCACGAGTTGGTCATCGGCGGCAAGAATTTCGGCCAGTTCGTTTTGGAGGAACTCAGTCAGGTGATCGACCAGGCCGACAACCACGGCCGGACGCGCCTGGCCCAGGCCAGTCTGCGTCTGCGGGAGTATCGCTGATGGCCCGGCTTTTGGTGCAAGGCCAGGCGGCGGCCGTGGATTTCGCGCCCAACGATCTGGCCGCCGAGGTGAGCCAGAACGTGCGCATGATTATGGCCACGCCCAAGGGCAGCGTGCCCCTGGACCGCGACTTTGGCCTGGATTTTTCCTTGCTCGACCAGCCCCTGCCCCGGGCGCGGGCGCTTTTGGCCGCCGAGATCGTGCGCCAGGTGGCCAGGTATGAGCCACGGGCCAGGGTGGCGCGGGTGGACTGGGCCGAAAGCGAACTGGAGGCCATGGACGGCGGCTTGCGGCCGATCGTGGTCATCGACCTGCTGGAGGACCGATGACGCTGGTGCTGGAAAACCTGCCGCCGGTCAGCTTCTGCCCCACCGAAACGGCGGCGGTGGAGGCGGCCTTGATCGCCGATTTCGAGGCGATCACCGGCCGCTCGCTCTATCCCGGCGATCCCCAGCGGCTGTTTGTCGAGGCCGTGGCCTACCTAATCGGGCAGCAGCGGTTTTTGATCGATTACGCCGGCAAGATGAACCTGATCAGCCACGCCGAGGGGGCCTATCTGGACCACCTGGCCGCTCTGCTGAACACCAGCCGCCTGGGCGGCCAGGCCGCCACGACCACCTTGCGCTACAGCCTGGCCCGGCCCCTGGACTTTGACGTGGTCATCCCGGCCGGCAGCCGGGCCAGCCACGACGGCGCGCTTTTGTGGGCGACCACGGCCGAGGCCACGATCGCCGCCGGCGCGCTTGACGCCGACGCCCCGGCCCAGTGCCAGACCGCCGGCGCGCAAGGCAGCGGCCTGGCCCCTGGCCAGATCAACCGCTTTTTCGACCGCGTCACTTACGTTTCCAGTGTGGCCAACACCACCACGACCATGGGCGGCGGCGATGGCGAGGGCGACGCGCGCCTGCGGGCGCGGGTCCAACTGGCCCCGGAGCGCCTGAGCGCCTGCGGGCCGGCCGGGGCCTATCGCTACTGGGCCCTGAGCGCCAGCCCCCTGATCGCCGATGTGGCCGTGTGGAGCCCGGCCCCCGGCCAGGTCAACCTGGCCCCGTGGTGCGCCGGCGGCGTGGCCCCTTCGGCCGAGCTGCTGGCCCTGGTCCACGCGGCCGTCAGCGACCAGGCCCGCCGGCCGCTGACCGACCTGGTGCAGGTGCTGGCCCCGGAGGTGGTCGAGTTTCAGGTGGCCGGACGCTATTGGCTGCGGGCCAGCCACGGGGCCAGGGCCGGCCAGGTTCAGGCGGCGGTGGCCACGGCGGTGGTCGACTATCTGGCCTGGCAACGGGCCAAGCTGGGCCGCGACATCAGCCCGGACGAACTGATCAACCGGGTGCGGGCCATCGGCGGCGTGCAGCGGGTGGAGCTGGCGGCCCCCGTTTACCGGGCCCTGGACCCCTGGCAGGCGGCGCTGGGCCGGGCCGACGGCGGCCTGGCGTATGGCGGCCTGGCCGATGAGTGAGCCCATGGCCGAGCTGATGACCGCCCTGGCCCGGCTGCTGCCGCCGTCCATCGCCCAAGACCAGACCATGGCCGCCGTGGCCACCGTGGCCGGGGCCGAGGAAGAGCGCCTGCGGGCCCTGACCGACCGCGCCTTGATCTGGGCCCGGCTGGACGAGCTGCCCGACGCGGTGCTGGAACACCTTGGCTGGGGCCTGCACATCGACGGCTGGGAGCACGCCGCCACCCGCGAACTAAAAATCTGGCTGATCCGCCATTTTTACGACTGGCACGCCCACAAGGGCACGGCCCACGGCCTGGCCCTGTATTGGCGGGTGCTGCTGGGCCGCGCCATGCTGGGGGCCAGCCCACCGGGCAAATCCATCTGGGGCGTGAACATCTCCGCCCAGGAGCGCGCCGCCCGCGAGGCCCCGCACCCGGAGATCCGCGTCTATCCCTTCCGCCACGGCGGCGTCAATCGGCAATCGTTTTTTTGGGGCCAGACGCTGGGCGGCCCGGGCGAGGGCTGTTTTCTCGCCACGGGCGAGGCCATCCTGCGCATCGGCGACATGGTGGAGCTTTTCGACCCGCTGACGGGCCAGGCCCAGGCCCTGAACGTGCTGGCCGTCAGCGGCGAGCAGGCCTGGCGCGCCGCCAGCCAGCGGGTGGAGGCGAGGCTGCCCGCCACGGCGGCGGGCCTCTGCTGGGGCGAGGCGATGGAGGGCCAGTGGGTCGACCACGGCGCGAACGGCCGGCTGTTCACCCTGGACCTGGAGCGGCCCTACCAGGACGAGATCGAGCGGCGGCAAACCCTGTCGATCACCCCCGGCCCACGGCCCATGCGCACCAACTACGAGGCCGTGGCCGAGGCGGGCCAGGCCGGGGCCGAGACCTGCTGGGGCAATCGCTGGACCGACGCCTATCAAGGCGTGGGCGGCGGCAACAATTTCTGGGGGGCCGACATTTATTTCGCGCCCTCCGAGCCCCATCTCCGCCTCTACAAGCGCCTGAAGCTCTTCGAGCCCGGCCGGGCCAGGGCCTTGACGCGGGCCGACGCGGTTTACTGGGGCGCGTTCCGCGTGGGGTCCGCGCCCGCCCACCACGCCGACGTGGCCGTGGACTGCCAGGGCCAAGCCCGGCCCCGGGCCTGGTTCTGGGGCGACGCCCATTGGGGCCAGGACCTGTGGGACGTCTCCGACGCCGCCGTCCGCATCGCCCAGGTGCGGGGCGTGGGCCGCCTGGCCGCCCGGCTGTCGGACAAGGTCGAACTCGTCGTCACCAACCGCCGGATCGTCCGGGCCAGCGCGGGGCTGCTCGCCGGGTCGGTCGTCGCCGGCGAATACCGTCTGGAGGTCATCTGATGGAACGAAAAGTCATCTTTCGCGACCGGCAGGAAGCCCGGGCCGACGATCCAAACAACATCCAGCTCTTCGTGGATGAAAGCCTGCAAAGCATCATCACCCAGGCTATCACCCCGGAGCGCATGTTCCACGGCGGCAACGTCTCGCAATACTCCGCCACCGAGCTGCGGATCGCGCCCATCCACCTGTGGGTGGGCGACCAGGGCCGCGTCTACCGCCACGCCGAAACCCAGACCTTGAGCGTCTTCAGCCACCTGCCCCTGCAAGACAAACGCTGGCTGGTCATCAGCGTCATGGGCCAGGAACAGGATACCGACCTGCAACCCAGGGATTTCAAAATCGACCTGCAAACCGGCCAACTGGAGCCCCGCGCCGTGGCCATGGAGCGGGTCCGCGAGGTGGTGGTGGAGGTCAAGGCCGGGCTGGAGTCTCCCGACCCGCAGGTTCCCCTGCCCAGCACCGGCTACACGGCCATCGCCAACGTGCTGCTGGGCTCGGCGGGCATCATTCAGGTGGTTCCCTCCGAAACGGCCCGGCTGGTGCGCCTTTTCGAGGCCTGGCGCAAGATCGCCAGCCTCGAGGAATGGAAGACGCGCATCGAGGGCCTGCTGGACTCCCTGGCCAGCGACCTGGCCGAACTCTACCGCCGCCTGCCGGGGCTGGCCAATCACCGCATGCTCATGGAGGTGGCCATGGACGTGGCCGAACTGAAGGAGCGGCTGGACGTGCCCGACGATTACAGCAGCTACGGCGCGGATCACTTCCTGACCAAGGACGAATCCGACGCCGCCGACACCGAATACCACGCCCGGGTGGAGGAAGGCGTGCGCTTCCCGTGGCGCAACGCCTCGGAGGGGCGGCTGACGCTGTTCAATCCCTATGAGCAGGCGGTCAAGGTCCACGCCGCCGGCAGCGGGGCCGGGCTGGTCCTGCCGGCCTACGGCGAGGTGGGCGGCTCCAACAAGGCGGCCGGTTACGCCGGCTCCATCGCCGTGGGCCAATACGAGTTCACCACCAACGTGTTCAAGCAGGGCGCGCACACCCGCACGATCAAGCGCTACGGCCCGACCCGCGACGTCTGCACCAACTCCGAGTGGTGGAAGTCCGGCGAGTTCGACCCCTTCACCGGCATCTTTCAAAAAGACGGCGAGACCTGGGAAGTCAGCCCCTACGAGACCAACTTCCACGGCATCGCCAACCCCAACGGCGCGACATACCTGCGCAACGCCGGGCTGCGGGTGCGCCAGGTCTGGGTCGACACCATCAACGAGCCCTATTGGTACGTGGACCCCGAAACCCACACCATCGACGGGGCCCAGATCGCCCAGACCCTGCTCATGGGCCGCAACGGCTGGCTCACCGGCGTCAATCTCTTTTTCGACGACGTGGCCGCCGATGGCCGGGTCCATCTGCACTTTTGCGAGACCGTCAACGGCGTGCCCGACCCCTCCAGGGCCATCGGCTACACCTACCTGGACGCGGCCGCGCTCAAAAAATACCCCGAGGCCACCAGGTTCACCTTCCCCAGCCCGCTCTACGTGGAGACAGGCAAGCGCTACGCCATCATCCTGACCACCCTGGGGGCCCACAAGGTGGTCACCATCTCCGGGACCGCCTACACCGCCGGCACCTTGTTCGTCTCCACCGACGGGGCCTTTTTCGACGGCAACCTGGAAAAAGACCTGATGTTTGGCCTGCGCTACGCCAGTTTCAAGCAGAACCGCACCGTGGTCGACCTCAGCCCCGTGAACCTGGACGGCGGCATCGCCGACATCGAGCTGTGGACCGAGGGCGTCGAGCCGGCCAGTTGCGAGTTTTATCTGGAGTTTCAGCGCGACGGCGACCCCACCTGGTATCCCATGGTCCTCGACCACGCCGGCAAGCTCAAGAATCTTCCGGCCATGCTCAAGCTGCGGGGGGTCTTCGTGGGCACGGCCGACATCGCCCCGGGCGTCAACTTCGGCACGAGCATCCTGCGCGTGCAGCGGCCGGACACGTCCTTCAAGCACTTTTCCAGCGAGCGCCTGTTGGAGGCGGCCAGCGGCGACATCACGGTGACGCTGCGCCTGGAAGGCTGGAATTACGACGATCACGACTGCCGCGTCCATCTGGAAGTGGACGGCGCGCGGATCGACCCCGTCGCGCCCGACCCCGCGCGGCCGGACATCGGCTACAGCCAAAAGGAGCTCGACGCCGACGGCGAAGGCGACGAGAAGCGCTACGCCATCGAGCGGGCCTTCACCTTCGCCCCCGATCCGGCCATCGACCGCTACAAGATCGTCATCACCGGCTCGGCCGCCAGCCCCATCGACGTCTTCCACGTGGCCAAGCGCGTGGACGTGGCCAGGTAGGCCGAAGATGCGCAAGCTGGAACGCTACGCCTTCCGGGACGGCGTCACCCCGCTCTCGGCCGAGGAGCTCAACGCCCGGTTTTTCGACCTGGACCTGCGCTGCCACGCCCTGGAGGGCCTCGGGGTCTCTTGGGAAGACGCGGTGCGCCAGGTGCAACAAGTGGGCCTGGAGCGCATCAACGGCCTGATCTTGCCGACCTTGGACCAGGCCGGGGCGATGATCGACGACACGCGCCGGCAGTGGGAACACATCAACCAGTCGTGGTCGGACATGGTCGACACTGTTGACGGCGCGGGCCAGCGCCTGGATGCGACCGAGGCGGGCCTGAACGCCGTGGGCGCGGCCCTGACCCAGGCCGGCGCGCGCATCGACGTGGCGGAGGCGGGCCTGGACGCCGTGGATGCGGCGCTGACCCGGGCCGGCGCGCGCATCGACGCGGCGGATGCGGCCCTGGACGCCGTGGGCGTGGCCCTGACCCAGGCCGGGACGCGCATCGACGTCGCCCAGGCGGCGGCCGACCAGGCCCTGGCGACCCTGGGCCGGCTGGGCGGCTACATCAGCGGGCTGCAACTGCGGCGGCATTCCGACACACAGGTGCTGGTGCGGCGCGGCGCGCTGGAAATCGGCGGCCGGCTCTACACATTGCCCAACGACACGTACGTGAACGCGCCGACCGGGAGCGGCTTTGGCTGGCGCTACCTGGCCGTGCGGCCGCCGGCCAGCGGCGACACGTTGACCGCCCCGTATTGTTTCGGCACCTTCGACCCTGGCCTGCGGCCGGTCCATTGGGCCCCGGGTTGGGTCATCACCGAAAACGGCCACCGGGTGATCGGGCTCTATCCGGGGGTGGGCAACGCGGTCGTGGTGTTCCGCACCATGGGTGGCCGTTACGTCTTGCCATTCCACCAGACCATCATCGACACCGCCGCGCCGCCCACGGCGTCGACCGAGATGGCCGTGGGGCTGCCGCCTTTCCCCGATTACCTCAACGCCGATTACGTGGCGACCATCCGCAACCCCGGCGGCCCCGGCGTTGCGCTGGTCATCGGCGGGCAAACCGCAATCGAGGACAGTTGCGGCGGCGCGACCAGCCGCGTGGCCAGCGGCGGCGTGAGCATTCGCACGACCAGCGGCACGGCGTTCATCCGGTTGCACGGCGCGGGCGGCGCGGGCACGCCCAATCTCCTGCGCCTGAACATGGCGGCCATGGACGTTCCATACGGCATGGCCAGATAGGAGGATCGAGGTGATCTACCATATAGATGATAGCGGGCGCATCGTGGCCGTGCTGGCCGGCCAGACGGCCGAGCAAGAGGCCGAGGCCCTGGCCGCCGGGTTGCGCGTTATTGAAGCCACCGGCCAGTACGACCGCGAAGCCCATGTCTACGTGGACGGCGCGTTTGCGGCCATCCCCGCGCCCAGCGCGGCCGAGCAATTGGCCACGGCCGTTGCCGACGGCCTGCGTGGGCTGGCGGCCCATTTCCAGCATTTGGTCGACCAGATCGAGCCGGCCAGCCGCTACCCCCAGTTCGAGCGCGACAGCCAGGACGCCCAGGTGCTCTGGGCAAAGACGTATGAGACTGACGCCACGGCGGCGGCCATGCTGGCCGCCCTGGCCGCGCCGACCGGCCAGGGCGTGGCCGAACTGGCCGCGCGGATACTGGCCAACAAGCAGCAGTGGGACGCCATGCGCGCCCGGCTCATCGGCCTGATGCGGCCCTTGCGGGCGGCCATCAGCGCCGCCCAGACGCCGGACGATGTGGCGGCCGTGCTGGCGGCGCTGCCCACGGCGGCACAACTGCAGGCCGCCATGGCCGGGCAATAGCCATGCGCCTCGATCCGCGCCTGCAACCCTTTGCCGCCCAATACCCACCGGCATTTTTGGCGGCGATGGGCTTCACGCTGGAGCACGAAGGTTGGGACGCCACCAGCGACCACCCGGCCGACGCGGGCGGCGCGACGCGCTACGGCATAGCCCGCGCCCATCACCCCGAGGCCTGGCGAGACGGGCCGCCGACGCTGGCCAGGGCCTTGGAGCTTTACCACCGCGAGTATTGGCGGGCCATCGGCGGCGATGAGCTGTCCCCGCCGCTGGCCGTGACGCTTATGGATGCGGCCGTGCTCTTTGGCCCCGACCGCCCGGCCCGCTGGCTGCAAGAGGCCCTGGGCGTGGCCACCGACGGCGTGATCGGCCCGCGCAGCATCGCCGCCGCCAAGGCCCATGCCAACCCCCACGGCCTGGCCGGCGCGCTGATCTGGCGGCGCATGGAGGCCCACGCCCAGCGCGTGGCCGCCAAGCCCGATCAGGCCGTGTTTTTGCTCGGCTGGACCAGGCGCTGCGCCGCCCTTTGTCAATTCATATCGAAGGAGAGACCATGAACTGGATCAAAAAGCACAAGAAGATCATCGCCGCCATCGGCGCGGGCCTGGCCGCCGGGGCCGCCGCGCTGGGCTACGCCTGCCCCGAGCCGCTGGCCGATCTCTGGGCCTGGCTGCTGGGGGTGCTGTGA